CTACTTCAACTGAAGATTTTGGTATAAGTCCAGACGCTCAAGCAGCACGTGAAAGACAAAAACAACGCAGAAACAAACAATAAGCAATGAGCGAGATTTTAGAAAATAAAAAAAAACTTGAGTCCAACATAAATGATATTTCTGTTGATCTTGTTGAATTAGATAAAATGATTGATGCTGCTCAAGCATCTGGCAATAAAGATGAGTATGATTCTTTGATGGTTGATTTTGATATTCTTGATAAAGAGGTGAAAAAACTTCAAAATCAGTATTCAAAGTTAGAAACAGAAGAAGAAGCTCCAAGTTTAGAAAGAACAAGAGGACTCAGAAAAGAAATTGAGAAGCCCTTTGTTACTCCTATGCCTAACTACATGAACATGGGTGGGAGAGGTGGTATGGGCATGCCTACGCCAATGTATAACATGCCTTCTGTTGAGCAACAAAAGGCAACAAAACGTGAGGCCGTTGGTCAGCTTTACAATTTGCCAACTGGTGGAAATGAGAAAATCCCTACTTCCTTAATGGCGCAAGTAGAAACTCTTTACGATCCTGAAAGTAAAGCGCAACTTCTTGAGAACACCTACGGAAAAGGAAATGTTCTTCCAGTAAATTTCGGTGGCAATACAGAGTTCTTTATCAAAACTCCTGAAGGAACCAAATCAACACTTGATAAAGGCGTTGCTGCACTTGCTGGCATGGCTGCACAAGCACCAGCTACGGCAGCTGAAATTGGATCGTTTCTAGGTATTCTTGGATCAACTAAAAGTCCTGGTCTTGCTGTTGCTGGTTCATCTGCGGCAGGTGCATTAGTCGGCTCTGGTATTGATGAAGCATTGCGATTTAGCTACGGTCTTAAACCTGACATTGGCGGCACGATTGCTAGACGTGGAACAGAAGCCGTTATTGGAGCAGGATTAGGAGCAGTTACTGATGTAGCTATTCCAGCGATTAGAGCTGCAAAAATCGAGAATCCATTTCAAAACAAAATTGCTCAAACTCTTGAAGAAGCAAGATCGAGAGTAATGGTCAAAGAGCAGCAATTAGCAGCTAAAGAAGGTCGTGCGGTTAGAAATATTCAAGTTCCTAGAGGTGCAGTAGCAGGAGAAGAAGGAATTCAGATTCAATCAGAACTTGCTGGAAAGTATCCAAAATCCAACATTGCTTCAGCTAACAGAATGTCTCAAGAAGGATTGATTGGTCTTATAGACAACATTAAAACAAGAGCAAGCAGTAAACCTAGTGACTTCTCGGATATTGTTGCAAGAAAACAAGAGCAAAGAGACGCGCTGTCTCAAGATATTTCGTCATTAACTGGTAGAAATAAAACAATTATCGGAGCTGCATTAGATCGACAAACAAGAGGTCCAGTGGGGAATGTCGATTTTCTTGGTAAAGCTTTATTTGGTGCTGTTAAAGATGCTAGAACGCAAGCAGTAGAAAATGTAAGAGCAGCACGTAAGCAGATTTTTGATTTAGCTGATAACGCTGGATTTAGTGTAACTCCAGAAGAAATGCTGGATCAAGTTTACGCAATAAGTAGGCAAGCTGACCCATCTGGAGCCGCCAATAAATCAGCTGCCGACAGCATAACCAGACGTTTAGTCATGCGCAGAGATGCCCCTGAGCTTCTTAAATCTGCACAAGCCAGAGCAGACATTTTTATGCAGAGCAATTTAAGTTTGCCTCAAGATTTAGTCAAAGAAATTGATGATCTTACATTATTATCCAGACCATTAAGGTCTGAAGATTTTGATGAGTTCGTAAAAGGATTTAGAGAAGCTCGATCTGACGATGCAGCTAGTGGTAAAAGTCGTGATGTTTTTGCTGGCAAAATAGCAGCAGGGCTATCTGACTATCGCAGAAATGTTTTTGGGTCTCTTAATGCAAAACTACCTGATGGAAGTGATGTAAATGTTGGTAATCTTTTTGAACAATATGCTCAAGATGTTGGAACTCGTCAAAAATACAATAATAACCTTCTTGGTAGCATATTAAAAGAAGCTGGAGGTGAACAAAGCACAAATCCTAGAGCTATTGTAAGTGCAGTAATGAGAGAGCCTGAGACAATTAAAAAAGTCATTCAGTCTATGCGTGAGCTTGAAGCAGCTGATCCAACTAAAGCGGGGCAAGCTGATAAAATGTTAGAATTGTTGCAGTTGCAATACATGAACAATATTGAAATAGGCAAGGGCGGAGCCAAAAAAATAAAAATTGATTCTGGATTTTTTGATGCTCTTTTTGGAAATCAATCTCAAGCTCAACAAAAAGCTGTTGAAAATTTAGATTTGCATCTAAGCAGATTTAGAAATCTTGATCCAGCTAAATTAACATTTAATGATGTTAAAAATATGAAATCACTTCTTTCGGAAAGAGAAAGAAAAGACTTTGCTAAAACAATTACTAAAAGACTTCAAGCGCAGAAAGAAGAAGCGGAAATCGCAAATTCTGCTATATTTGATCTAATTAAAAATGGCAAGATTGACAACATTGATCCTGACATACTTTCTCAAGCAATTCTTTCAAGCAAATCTACTACGCAAACAGCAAATGCAATGTATGAATTGAGTAAAGCATCACTAGAATCAAGAAATCTTTTCAAAGGTGACTTTATTCGAAATTTGCTTGATAAATACCCTGGAGGAACAAGTCCTGCAAATGCTCCATTTGAAGCTCCGTTTGACACAAAGAAATTTGTGTTTGATTATGAGAGTGCTAATAGCACAGGTGTTTCTCCGTTTGCTAAAAAAATACAAACCGTTCTTGGCAAAGATACTGCCCAACAACTTTACGATGTCGCTAAGTTGTATGAAGCAAACATTATTACTAAACCTTCAGCTGAAAAAGTTGCTCTGCAAGGTGGATTAGGTCCAAATATTTCTATCGCTTATATTCCTTTAGGCAAAATGGCAACAGGTCTTAAAAATAGATATTTAGCAACAATTCTTTCTAATGGCAAAAATCTTGATTCGTTAAAAAGAACGCTTTCTAAAGGTGCGCTTGCAGGTAACATGAATGATGCTTACAATAAAATGGCAAAAGAAATGTTTCTGACAAGACAAGGAATGACTCAATTAGCCTACCAAGCGTCTGGTGATCCTGACTTTTCTGCTGAATTGGCAAATAGAGCAAGAGAATTTGAACAAAGTCAAGGATTTGGATTAGAAACTGAACCTGAAGAAAAAGAAGACTTGAATTCGATATTTGAATAGAGTTTACTTCTTTCAGCAAGGCGAAACTTATGAGCGAAGAACAACTCCAGAAACTGAAAGACAATTACTACGATGATCGTCCTGACAAGAGCGAGTGGTTTCTTGAGGTAAGAGAACGTGCTAAGTTGCTGCCACGGAACAACATAGAACATTACGCGCCGCACAAGGCTGCATTAGCATTGTTTCTCTTATCTCAAGGAGCCAGAATTACTGAAATCTCTAAGAAAACTGGAGTTGGCAGGGAGACTATTCGCCAGCTAGAATGGCGGCATAACGACACCCTAGAGACAAAGCGCAAAGAGTTCTCGATGCGTTACGCTATTGCAGCGCAGGAATACACTGACTTGTTGTTTGAACGTGCTACACAACTGTTTGACGATCCAGACAGCCTTGCTAAAATCTCCCCTGAGAAGCTGGCAATCACCGTTGGTATTCTCACAGATAAAGCGGCACAGCTTACTGGCATGGCGACTACCGTTGTTGAGCATCGCAAAGGCGCAAGCATTGATGATGCTGCGAAAATTATTTTTGAAGCAAAAGCAAGAATTGCAAACAAAATAAAAGAAAATGCAATCGACGTTAAATTTGTTGACGTTCCAAAAGAATCTTGATAAAAACAAGCGTCAACCAGATGTGTGGTCTAGTTGACGCTTTAACACGATACATAAATAAGTATGAAAAGTGCTGGAAAAAATAAGTCAGAACAACTGCTTGATGTCAACGATATATTTAAGTATTTGGATTATAACCCCGATTCTGGAATCTTTGTCTGGAAAGTGAAAACAAAGACAAGCAATATTGGTGATATCGCTGGTAATACAAATTGGCGTGGATACACATCAATCTGGATCAATGGTACGCAATACTATGCTCATAGATTGGCTTGGGCATTTTGTAATGGTTGCTTTCCTTGCGGAGATATTGACCATGTCAACGAAAACAAATCAGATAATAGGATTGCGAATCTAAGGACTGCAAGCCGCTCTCAAAACATGTTTAATCGAGGCAAGAATAAAAATAACACCTCTGGCATGAAAGGAGTGGCGTTCTGCAAGGCTACAGGCAAATGGCGAGCGCAAATAACAGTTGATAGAAAAAGCTTGAACATTGGGCGATTCAAGACTAAAGAAGAAGCAGCGAATGCCTATATAGTAAAAGCTCAAGAATTTAGAGGGAAGTTTGCAAAATGTTGAAATGGACAGAACACCCAGTCCTCCCTATTCCGACCGATGAGGAGATTTGCTTAATGACCCCAGAGGAATTGATGGAGATTCATCAAATCCGTGAGGAGGCTATTCGCAATGCTATTAAAGACCCGTTCCGATATGGTTGGAAATTCGAAAACTGGAGAAAGCTAGAAAAGTGCCTTGAGACTAGAAACGAGGCACTTATCAGTGGTGGGAATCGCTCATCAAAAACGCAGGTCGGTGCTTATTTTGTGGTAAAAGCCGCCATCGAAAATCCCAACTCTGACATATTCTGCTTTGCTCAGAATGCCGAAGTATCTATTCGACAGCAGCAAGCCGCCGTGTATGATTGGATGCCAGCCGAGTTTAAGAGCAAACAAACAAGTCAGAATACCTATCTATCTTACTCTAGGAAAAATGGATGGACTGATAATTCGTTGATTCTTCCGAATGGATCAAGGATTTCATTCAAGACGTATGCTGCATTTGCAAACAACCAGACCATCCTAGAAGGTGCAGAACTTGGGTCGAAGGAAGCAACATGGCTTAATATTGGCGCATGGTGTGATGAGATGCTTGGAGGTCCAGAGCTAGTTGACACGCTTAGGTTTAGGTTGGCAACAAGAAATAGCAAGATGATGCTAACGTTTACTCCAATCTTTGGATACACGGAGTTAATCAAGCAGTATCTTGATGGAGCAAAAGTTCTTGAAAGCAGAGAAGCCGAGCTTTTAGGTGGTGAAATTGTTCCGACAATACTTGAATGCAAAAACATCAAAGGAACAATTCATTACTTTCACTCACAAGATAATCCTTTTGGTGGATACGAGCGCATTAAGCAAACACTTGCTGGAAAAACCAGAGAGGAAATCTTAATTAGGGCATACGGAATTCCGACCAAGTCTGCCGCTACCAAGTTTCCTAAGTTCAACAAGATCGTCAACGTGGTAGATCCAGAAAAGATTCCGACTCGCAACATCACAAGGTATCACATTATCGACCCAGCAGGATCTAAGAACTGGTTCATGTGCTGGATTGCAGTGGATGAGACTGGAACAATGTGGGTGTATCGTGAATGGCCTGGAGTGGACGTTGGTGACTGGGCTGAGTGGCGCGGAGGAAAATGGATGCCTGGAGAGGGAGCCAAGGGGCAAGGATTTGGTATTCGCGACTACGTTGAGCTTATCGAAGAACTAGAAGGTGAAGACGAAATCTTTGAGCGGTTAATTGACCCCCGTCTTGGTGCGGCAAAGTATCAAGTGCAAGATGGATCATCCTCGATTATCGAAGATTTGAACGATGCTGGCATGGTTTGCATCCCTGCGCCTGGACTTGATATTGACGATGGATTGCAAGCTTTGATCGGGAAAATGGCATGGGATACAACTAAGCCGTTGGATGCTATCAATCGACCGCATTTTTACATTAGTTCCGACTGCGAGAATATTATTCAAGCGTTGTCAGAATACACTGGAGAAGGTGGATTAAAAGAAGCTCACAAAGATCCTATTGATGTGCTTAGATACGCTGCAATATCAAATATTGATCATGTTGACAATTCCGTAAGTTTAGCCACAATCCAAGGAGGTGGAGGTTACTAATATGAATACTAAAAAAGAAGCAAAGAAACGAGGACGACCAGCTAAGGTTGTTGAAGAAATAGTGCAAGACGTGCCAGAGTCGTCATTGAAAGCGTTAATTGTAGGTGTTTGCAATAACCCGACATGGTTGAAAGCGCGGATCGACGGATTCAGCGTCAACGTGAAATGTCCTGCGCAAATATCAAAAGGCTTGCTAGGAAAGCAAGTTGATGTTATTCTCGTCAATTCCGATCCTGAGGATTACTACCAATATACAGCATGAATGACATTCAACAAATCGAAGATGAATCCCTTGTCTACGTGGACAAGAAGCCTGATATTGGCGCATTATCCAATGCTTACGATACATGCCTAGTTGACTTGGATTACTATTTTGAATCCTGCCTACGTTCTTACAACGACCGCAGAAACATCTGGGATGGCAAGTCTGATGACCTGCGCAAGAATGGAGCAAATGCTTTCCCATGGCAAGGTGCATCCGACCAAGAAGTAAACGTAGTTGGCGAGCGTATTGACATGTATGTGGCGTTATTTGACCAAGCGTTAGCTCGATCACATATCAAAGCATTTCCAACTTCGATGGCAGCAATGCCAAAAGCAGCAGTAGTTTCTGGCTTCTTAAAATGGATGCGATCATCCTACATTCCTGACTTTAAGCGTCAGATGGAACTTGGCGGCAACTACCTCATGGAAAAAGGCATCATGGTTACCTATGTTGGCTGGAATCGTGAGAAGCGCACTTATTTGCAAAGCGTTAGTCTTGAGCAAATTCAACAAGCATCGCCTGATCTTGTCGAGTTGATTCTAAGCGAGCAAGACGATGCAATGTTGATTGAGTTGCTTCAAGAATCATTCCCTGATCTTTCTACTAAGCGAGCGAAGAAGGCGATCAAAGACTTACGCAAGATGGGTGTTGCTGAAATCCCGCTATCACGCCAAACTGTTGACTGCCCCGTAGTCTATGCTTGCGCTCCTGATGGCGAGGTGATGTATCCATCTTACATCTCAGATCCACAACGCGCACCATACATGTTCTGGCGAACATTCCTCACAGCTCAAGAGCTTGAGAAAAAGGTGACGAATGAAGGATGGGATAGGGAGTGGGTAGATAACGCTATCGAAACACTGCGTGGAAAAGATTCCATGTATCTCGATGGCGAGAAAGTAAAGACTCAAACTCGCTTGCCAATCACCGACGACAATGATCTTGTCATGGTAGTGTATGCGTATCAGCGTTTGATTGACGAAGAAGATGGTTCCGAGGGCATCTATTGCACCGTGTTCCATCCACAAACTGATGGGTTTGCCAAGCATGAGCTTCTGAACGGTTACGATGACTACCCATTTGTGGTAACTCGGTTAGCTAACGATCAGAAGCGGATGTATGAAGTGCAGACCTTCTCCGACATTCTCCGTGGCCCTCAGATGCAAATCAAGACAGAACGTGACAGTCGTATCGACCGTGCGTCTTTGGCAACATTGCCTCCGATTATGCACCCTGCCGGTCGCCCACCATCTGATTGGGGGCCTGGACGCAGAGTGCCATATCGCCGACTAGGTGAAATCGCATTCGGTCCTATTCCCCCACGGGATGACGGCTCTGTTGAAAGCGAGCTTTCCATGCGTGGACAAGCAGACCGTGCTATTGGACTTGATCTCACAAATCCATTATCATCGGCACGCCAACAGTATTATATCGGAAAGTTCCTAGACCACGTTAAAGATGTGCTTACAATGGCATGGAAGCTATATCAGCGAATGGGGCCAGATGAAATCTTTTTCCAAGTTACTGGTAACCCTAACCCACAGGTAATGACCAAGGGTAGCCCTGATGAGAACTTCTCAATCATGGTGTCATTTGACTCATTGTCTAGTGACCCAGAAACAGCAGAGACTCAGTTGAAGAATATGGTATCTCTTGTCCAACTGGATCGCAATGGCATTCTCGATGTAAACAAACTACTAGAGTTCGCAGCATCTTCGATCAATCCAATCTTTGCGGATTACGTTCTGCAACCAGCGGAAGAGGCACAGCAGAAGGTTCAGAAGAACGTCACAGATGACCTTGCTAAGATTTTTGCTGGCATCGAAGTTCCCGCTCAACCTAATGGCGCACAGATTGCAATGCAGATGGTGCAGGCTTACGTCCAGCAGCCCGATGTTGCGGCTAGGGCGCAGTCTGACGAGGCTTTTGCCGCTCGCTTGCAGAAGTATGCTGGAGCCTACCAGTTCCAGCTACAACAAGCCCAGAATGCTGAAATCGGAAAAATTGGAGTTGCTCCCGCTGAAATGGGTGGTATAAATCTTCAAGGAATGGAACAATGAAGAAGTTAATCAAACGTGCTGACGGTTCCTACTCTCAACGTGGGATGTGGGATAATATCCGCGATGCTAAAGGCTCTGGTAAAAAGCCAACAAAAGAGATGCTTAAGCAAGAGCGTAAAATTAAACGTAAATCGAAGTAATGGAAAAACGGTTCAAAAAAGTAATCACCAACCCAGCTACTGGTCGTAAGAAAACCATCAAGTATGGGCAAGCAGGTAAAGCCGCAGACGGTGGGGATCGTATTCGTCCATCCACAAAAAAAGCTGACGGCTACTGCGCGAGATCCAACGCAATCAAAGGTGACTGGCGTAGCGATAAGAACTCACCAAATCAGTTAAGTCGAAAAAAATGGCGTTGCAGAGGTAACAAATCAATGCGATAACTCTATGAGAAAACCAAAAACAAAAGCTGCAAAGCAAGCCAAAGTAGGCAAGGTGATGGGCGAATACAAGTCTGGAACGCTTCACGCTGGGCGTGATCCTAAAGGACCAAAGAAAGCTCCTATTGTAAAGAATCGCAAACAAGCAATTGCTATTGCGCTAAATCAAGCTGGCATGTCAAAACGCAAATAACTCTATGAAAAAAACTAAATCATGTGGTTGCAACCACGAAAAGATGGAACGTAAAGGTAAAGGAAAAGGCAAAGGTTACGTTGAAATTGAAATCAAGATGGGTAAGATGCCTAAGAAATCACCTAAGCGTAAATGACACCACTACCTAAGCCAACTATTGTCCAAGCTGTTGAAGCTCTATCTGACCGTGATGAGTTCAAAGCAATTATCCAATTCATCCGAGATGAGCGCGAGCGTTTCTTTGGTGACTTGCGCCAATGCGTAGAGCCAAACGAGGTCATGAAAATCGTCGGCAGTGTTTCTACGCTAGACGAGCTTTTGATTCTCCTAAAAAAAGAAGGTTGACATCCGTCCACATTCTGCTTTTATTTCTTTGCTGTTTTGTTTTCAGCTCTTGTGTTCAGAGACCCGTAGAGATTAAACCCTCTACGGGTTTTCTTTTTGGATTAGCAAGTAGGTAAAAATTGCAGTTCATCAAGCATATCGCTTGGATCTTCCCTTCCGTTTGCCATCGCCTCAATCCACAGTGCTGGGTCAATCACTGTTGTGTATTGCCATCCTTCTTTTAGAAGTGTTGCCTCTTCCTCCTCGTCAAGTTCCCCAGCAAAGTAGCATTTTATCACTCCATTAAGAGTATAAATAAAAAGTGCTTTGTCTATTCGATCTGCTTTGAAAAACACTATTGGTTTTGATTTATTGGATTTGTAATCTGGACTCCATCCTACGTGTCCTACTTGAAATTTATCGTTCATATTTTTGTGTGTTGCGGGGTTAGTTTTTTGTTTTCATTGCATTATCCAGTCACGAATTACCGTTAAAATCCAAGGGTGAGCTGCAACAAACCCCAGCGTTACCGATAAAAAGAAAAGAGTAATTAGTGACCAGTCTAGTGATTGAATAAAGTTGATTAGTTTCATTTTTGTATTTGTTGTGGGGTTATTTTGCTTTTTTCATGAATTTAATCAAGAATTATTTTGCATTACAAATTTGATTGCAAATGTTTACTATTGACAAATGCACTACTTTTGCGTTAACGTCCTCGCGAATCGCACCGCCGAGCGTAAATGGCGTTCCTAATATGAGTAATCCAGAAGCTACCGCTGAAGCTATTGAATCAGTGTCAAACATGTCATTTGAAGAGTTTGTAGCTCAGAGAACGGCAAGACATAACCCCGAACCTGAATCTGAGGAGCAACCCGAAGAAGAAGTAACCGAAGTAGAAGAGGAAGAAATTCCCGCCGATGCAGAGGAAACTGAAACTGAGGAAGAAACCAATGAGGAAGAGGAGGAGCAGGAAAGTGAAATTGATCTACTGTCGTTGACAGCTGAACAGATTCAATCCTTAGCCAAAAAAGGTAAGAGCCGATTGCTGCAACGCATTGGCGAGCTAACCGCTCAGAAGAAAGCCTTGGAGGAGAAGATTCAATCTCAACCAGCAGTCAAGGAAGTCCCTCAAGAGCAAATCCCGTCTCAAATCAGAGAGATTCAAACACTCGATGAACTAGAAGCGAAATATGAAGATATTGAAAGAACTCTTGAAATCACTGATGAACTTTTAAGAAAATACCGAAATTATGATCCACAAGATATAGTTTTGGTAGATGATAAAGAGTTCACTGTGCAGCAGATTGAAGACGCTAATTTCAACAGTCGCAAGGCATTGAATAAATTCATACCAGCCCAAAGAGTCAATATTCAACGTATTGCTCAAATGGAACAGTTGAAAAATCAATACATTGCAGCCGCAGAAGAAGAAGTTCCCGATATTAAGGATGAAACCTCAGTCGTAGGGAAACAATTTCAAAGCCTGGTGTCTGACCCGCTTATCGAAAAGCTACGCAAACAAGTTCCTGAAATTGGCTATCAAATCGAATACATTCTGGCACATGCTGCCAACTCAATCAACGGAGGAACAAGGATTAAGAAGCAACCTGCGGTGGGGAATAGACTGAAAGTCAGTCCATCATCTTCTCCATTTGGAGCGGGAGCTGCGAAATCCTCAACATCCTCTAAGAGTAAAGTTGCAGATGCATATACACGCTTTGAAAAGAGCGGAAGTCCAGAAGAATGGGTTGCTGCACGAATCGCTAAATACAAATAATTTTAACCAACTAAGACTATGCCTATCTCAAATACTTATCAACCATCCGCCCCTACCGCTAAAACAGGTCAGGGTTCCGCCGTATCCAACCGTGAGGATCTCAGCAACGAACTTGCTATCCTTGCTCCAGAAGAAACTCCTATCCTTTCGCTTTGCAGCAAAGGTAAAGCAAGTGCCACTTATTCCGAGTGGACTGTTGATTCCTTGGCTGCTCCAGCAACGACTGGTATCAGTGAAGGTTCCGATGTGACTTCGTTCAGCGACAAGTTTGCTGACCGCGCTCGTCTTGGAAACTACATCCAACTGATGCGCCGTGACTACCTTGTGTCTAACCTTCAGCAAGCCGTCACTAGTGTCGGACCAGCTAACGTAGCCCAAGCAGAAGCTAAGTCCATGCGTGAAATCAAGCGCGACATCGAAGCAACCATCGCTTCCAACAACGAGATGACGGTTGAAAACGGTGCTGGCACTCCTTACGGTATGCGTGGTCTTGGCAAATGGATTCAATCCACCGCCCAAGCAACCAATCCAGTTCCTGCTGCATATCTCACTCCATCTGGTTCGATTATCACATCGACTCTTAGTGAGTCTTCGTTTAACACAATGATCGGTTCGATCTTTGCTAAGAACGGTGAGATGAACAGCTTGACACTTGTAGCTAACGTAGCACTTCGTCAACTTATCAGCAACTTCACCCGTGCAACTCCTGCTTCGGCTGGTGTTACTTACCACGTCAACCAAGACGCTACGAGCAAGCAAATCACCCTTTCGGTGAACTTGTATGACTCTGACTTTGGTCTTGTGAAGATTGTCAACGGAAACCCAAGCTGTATGCCAACTGGTTCGACCAACGTGGGTTATGTCCTTAATCCTAAGTATCTTGGCTTCAACACCCTGATCCCAATGGGTGCTACTCGCCTGGAGAACCAAGGTGGTGGCGAGCGTGGTTTCATTGACGTTGCAGGAACTCTGTGCGTTAAGCATCCACAAGCTCACGGCAAAATCGCTTACTCATAATCCTAACTAACTAGAAATAATAATATGGCTAAATTAACTAACAACGAGCGTTCACCTTACACTGACGTTATTCGCCTTACGGCTACTGACCTTATTGCCATTGGCAATGGTGGAACCCGTCAAATTGCAACAATTCCTGCTGGCGGTGCTGTGTCGCTGTGCGCAGTAATTGAATCCGTTGCTGTCGTAGGCTCCACAAGCCTCGTGGTAAACATCGGAACTACATTGGCAGACCCAGATGAGTTCATCGACGCACTTGACGTTGATGGAATGACCACTGGCCAGCCAACCTTCAACACTGGTGATGTGTTTGTGCAAACTGCTGGGAATACTACCATTGCTGGTGGGTATCTTCCAAAAGCTGCTGCATCTGCATCTACGCCAGTTTACATCAAAGTGACTGATTCTGCTGTTGCAAGCATTACCGCTGGTGAAATCATCATTGGTCTTGAGATTCTTGATCTCGCCCAATATCTTGCCTAATTCATAACTGGGGAGGGAGGGTAAAATCTCTCTCCCCTTTCTTACTTATGTTTGCTAACGAAGAAATTAACGCTGCCCTAGTTCGTGAGCTTTGCTCAGGTCGTAAGTTCGTGGAGAGCTTAGAGAAACGCAGGGAAATTGAAGCAGCGGCAGAAGCGAGAAAAATGCGTGAAGTAAAATCCATCGCAGGTAAGCCTGTTGGATCTATTCCGCAGCGTGAGTATTTACTACTTGCAAACAAATACGGGAACGAATGCTGGGATAACCGCGAGTTCGTTCGTGACTTTTTCAAATCACAATCACACCTGAAAGCAGGTAATATTTAATGCAAACTAGAACCTACGCTGAACTACTTTCTTTAATCCAAGCGTTAAGCGGGGTTGTATTTGCCACTCTCGAACTTGGGCGAATCAAAGCACTGATTAACCGCCGAGCATTAAGAGCATTCCGCTCAACAAACTACTGGCCTCGCTTCCTTAAAATCGGGGAAGAGAGAGCAGTGGTGGGTAGTGTTGTCCCATACACTGAGACTGATAAAGACTCTATTGACACATACCTTCGTATTCACAAGCAAGCTCCATGGCTTAATCGGTCAGTGCAGGAATACGACATCATGGTTACCGCTGAAGGTGCCACGTTGGTCGCTGGTGATCTTAATCCTACGGAAGCCTATGTGACATACAAGCGGCAGTTTACAGATACGTTTGGAGATGCACAAGATGAATCCACAGCGATTCCTGCTGAATGGTTCCAATACATGGCACATGGCACTTACGCTGATTATCTTCGTGCAGAAGGGCAGCAAGAGAAGGCGGCATTGGCAGATCAGGAGGCAGATATGCTCCTCCAAGAAGAAATGATTCGCATTGACGAACAACATACTTTACAGATGGTGGCAAATAGGATATTTACCAACGCGAACATGCAGATTCGATACTAATGAACTATTCACTTGGAAATATGCTTAGTAGAGGTGGAGCTTTGAATCCTGACGGGTTAGCTCTTGACCTCCAGTTTGCCGCTGATAAAACACTAACGGCTCGTCGTGGTCCAACTCCTACGTTTACCCGAGCATCTACTGCTACGTTCGTCGGAAGTAATGGGCTGATCCAGTCTGCCGCAATCAACGCCCCTCGCTTCGACCACGATCCAGTTACGCTTGCCTGCAAGGGATTGTTGATTGAGGAGTCAAGGACGAATTTGATTTTGCATAGCTCTAATTTCAAAAATACGACAAGCTCTAACTACTGGGAAAACCTTTCAGCAACAACTATTACTGTTGACCAAACTACAGCACCAGACGGAACTTTGAGTGCTGATTTGCTTACAACTTCTACTGCTTTATACGATTGCTTTGTGCGAAGGGCTAATTTTTGGGCAGCGTCAACGCAATACTCTTATTCGATTTTTGTAAAACGAGGTCCATCAAATTATAGATACATTGGGTTTTATATCGGGGCTTCGAATGCGGGTAACCTTCAACATCCGTATTTCGATTTTGATAACCCAACATCAATTCAAGTTCCAACCATTACAAACGGAACGGTAAATTCAACTAGTGTAGATGCTTACCCCAATGGGTGGTATAGAATAAAAATTACTTTTACTACGGCCGCGACCCTTCACGCCTCAAGCGCAGGTGTTTATATTTCATCATCAAATGGGACTTTGCCAATAAGCAGTCCTGCTGGAAACAACTGTTATATTTGGGGCATCCAAGGAGAGACAGGCTCCTTCCCCACATCCTACATACCGACTACCACAGCGTCCGTGGTTCGCAGCGCGGATGTTTGCAGCATTACTGGGAGTGATTTTACGGGGTTCTACAATCAGAGTGAGGGGGCGATGCTAGCAAACGCATTCACTCCTGCGAGCGGAGACAGAACAGTTCTCGCAGCAGATGACAATACTGCCAATGAAATGATACGACTTAGAACAGAAGGAACTAATCCCTTCTTTAAAGTCACAGATGGTGGAAGCGATGTCGTTGCAATAGACGCTGGAACAGTAACCGCAAACACGGCATTCAAGCTGATTGGCGCATACAAGGTGAATGATTTCGCATCTAGCATCAACGGTGGCAGCGCAGTCACTGATACTACTGGCACAATCCCAACAGTTGATCGTATGCGTATCGGGGCAGGGCAAGGTGGCAATACCATGTGTGGTTGCATCTCAGCTATTCGTTACTTCAAGAAACGCTTGCCAGACGCTAAACTCCAATCTCTCACGACATGATCGACTACATCTTAAAGTTCCCAAGCAAAGAGATAGCCGTTCAATTTGGTATGGCTAACGGCTTCACATCTACAGATGAGAATGAAGAGCCGCAATCATCTCTTGCAAGCCACGAACACGCTTTGTGCATCGTGGGCGAGCACAATGGTTCTGACTGGTGGGTTCTCTTCCGTGACCTTGTAGGTATCCCGATTCCTGAAGGTGGAGAGCAGTTTATCTACTGGGCATCTACCTCTGATACTCCAAGACCAATCTCCGATGATGTCCCCAACATTTGGTGGGCATGATACAACCAAAATAATAATTATGAAAACTACCGTATTAGGCATCCTGACAATCGTAGCAACTGTTTCCAACGTAGCTATCCAGTTCATCTCTGGTGAAGCTCCAGACTTCGCCGCAGCGTTTGCTGCTGTAGTTGCTGGTGTAGGGCTAATCAAAGCTGCTGACGCAAAATGATTAAGAGCATTTACCATAGCGTAGTCGGCACTCTTGCTCCAATCTTAGGTGTTGTCACATCTCTGCAAGAGCAAGTCGAATACGGACTACGTATCAGCGGCTTAGTTGTCGGCTTAGTTGTCGGCTTACTAAGCCTATGGCAAATCATCAAAAAGCTATGACTACATTCGTAAAGGAAATCATTCGTATTGCTAAGGCGGAAGTCGGCGTGCGGGAGATTGCCAATACGAACTGCGGCGAGCGAGTTGACCAATACAAGGCAGCGACATGGCTTAATCCTAAGAAAGGATGGGCGTGGTGTGCTGCCTTCGTCTGCTGGGTAGTGCGCGAAGCTATGACATCTGCTGGAGTGAAGCAGACCAAGACATTCAAGCGTCCACGAACCGCAGGTGCATGGGATTTTGAGAACTGGTCACTTGAACAAGATAAAACAACTAATACGAAAAAACCGCACGATGGCGACATTCTGCCTGGTGACATCGTAATGTTTACATTTTCCCACATCGGCATTGCTGTGTCAGCTCCCGATGATGATGGCAACGTCACAACTGTTGAAGGCAATACTGACACAGCAGGATCTAGAGAAGGAGGCGGGGTTTATCTCAAATCTCGGCACCTTTCCAAGATCCGCTCCCGCATCCGCTTTACAATTTGAGCAATACTCTACGCAAAAAGGGGCAATAATGTCCAGTTTGAGAAACATTATACGCAAATGAAGCCAATAAAAAGTAAGTCTAAAATCATCGTTCTGTTATCAGACCTTCACATCGGCTCCGTTGTCGGACTATGGCCATCTGATTTCATCTCTAATGAAGGAATCCCCATCGGGCAAAACGCATTCCAGAAATGGTTGTGGGCTTGCTGGCAAGATTGCCATGAGTGGATTGCCAAGACCGTAGGGGATGAACCTTACGAGCTAGTTGTCAATGGCGACTTGGTTGAAGGTATTCACCACCGCACTACCCAAGTTATGAGTGCAGACATCGGGGATCAATCCACTGCCGTCATTCAGATTCTTGAACCAGTGACAAGCAAAGCTGCTGGTGTCCACATTATCAAAGGAACTGAGTGCCATACTCGCAATGATGAGATTCGACTAGGCAAAGCATTAGGCGCGTCTAAGAATCCTGAGAATGGGCAAAACGCATGGGATAATCTCGATATGGAGATAAACGGCACGCTGGTGAACTTCGCGCACCACATCTCCGCAACATCCCGCTCGTATCTGGAAGCAGGAGCGCACAGTATTGCATTAGGAAACATCACCCATTCCCGTGCAAGAGTCGGCAAACGTGTGCCAGCGGTCATCTGCCGAGCGCATCGCCACCGTCACGGCATCTGGACAGACGGCAACCAAGCATCGCTCATAACAGGCGCGTGGCAGGGTCTTACACGTCACGGCTACAAAGTAGTCCCCGATGCTATCTCGGAGCCTTCCTGCATCATCCTAGACGCAAGAACGACCGACAAAGGCGACCTTCCACTATTTCATCAACGCAAATACATACCATAATGGCAAAAAGCATACCAAAAGTAAGCGGAATGGATTGGATTATAGAGCAACTTAACCAAGTTGAAATACGTCCAGATGAATTTACCGTTGAGATGGTTGTTGAGAAAACAGGCAAACCTTATCACCCCATCAGAAACAGGATGAAAAGGATGCACGAGAAGAAAGAGTTGACTTGCCGCAAGGTGTTAATCAAGGGGCGATATGTCAATGTCTACAAGCAGGTGGAGAGCTAAGTTTGATTGATCTTGGCGTATGCCGTATAAAACTCCATCTTGATCCTGGAGTTCCCATCCATCATCCTCTGCGTTACTAATTCCTACGCATCCACAATCGGCGTAGTGTTCCATGTGAATAGCGCACCAAGGTTCTCCGCAGCATTCACATTCTGGGAGTTCATCAGCGAAGATAATGCGGATTCGCTCCATTGATTTGCCATCGCTTGCGCGATACCTTTGTATGTTGTTGATCTGAGTTTCCATCTGTCGTCTGAAGGTGCCAGTTTATTTTGTCCACTGTCTGTTTGATTAGCCCATCTAGGCTTTCCGTTTACGATTCTTGGCGGGACAGGATCGGTTGGCAAGAGTTTAGGAAGGTTTTTAAGCCAAAGGCACGTTGATTTACTGGCATCATGTCCGAAATGATAAGGCTGGATGATTTGATCTGGCTTGCGGATTCTGCTTGAGATAATCGACACGGGGTTTTCTAGCGCAATGTGCGGAATGTCTGCCGATAGCAACAGCTTAACGAAGTCTAACGCCTTATCGGTTTCCTCCCATCCCCTGCTTCGGTTGTTCCAGTGGATTCCCGACACGCTCAGGTAGGTGCATGGTGGATGACAGATCATTAAATCCCATCCATCTCCAAGCACATTCCTTACGTCTCCTTGGTAGTGATTGCCTGGAATATCAGTTGGCAATAAATCGCATGACATAGCATCATGCCCAGCGGAAGAAAAAGCCTCACGCACCGTTCCTGAGTATTCACAAGCTACTAAAACCTTCATAAATTATGACTCAATGTCTTTATTGTTGTGTCCAAATGTATGGTCTTCCGTCTCTGAAAAATCATAGTATTGGTGAATCCTCTCCATAATAGCGGAGTGGACAGCATCTTCAATAACCTTGTGGGATGGGTTTTCCGTATGCTTATGCGCTCTCATAACGCCGTAACGACATCCC